GAGGTCCCCGTCCGAACCGTCTGCGGAAGTCGGAACGGAGGAAGAAACGGTGATAGCCTTCTGCTTTGTGGCGAGGTTGTCATAGACGCACTTCGCGGAAGGGTACTGCGTGTTGGTGGACGAAGAAGAAAGCGATGTTACCTTGTTAGCCGTTTCCTCAAAAGCACCGGGAGTTTCATCAATAGCATAGAGCGTGTCCGGGTCTGGGCTCGCGGGCATCTCGCTTTCATCTTCCAAGTGGACGATGTTCGCATTTCCTCCGCTACCGTCATCGTCAATCAAGTACAGGGTGCTTGCATCCGGCGAGCCGGGCATTTCGCTCTCGTCCGTGAGATGGACTTGCTTGCAAGTCGCAATCTGGGCGGGCGTGAGGTATTGGGTATCGGAGACGGGTAGTTTCTCCGTCCCGGCGACCGACGACTTCTGCGAAAGTTGGTCTATGTCCTTATAAGTAACGCTCATATCCTATCATTGTTCGTAGCCAACGGCCACATCGTTTTCGGCCATCGCAACATCGTTGCGGGTTATGATGGTAATGTCCTTGCCTTGTTGAACGACGGTGAGGACTCTTGAAATGGTAGTCCCCCCGGCGGTCGCGGAGAAGGTTATGTCCCTCGTCCGCTCGACATACCCCGTATGGGCATCGGAGGTGATAGTAACCGTCTGGTTTCCCTCCGATGCCGAATACGAGAGGTAAATGTTGTCCCCCGTCCCGTCGTTCCAACCAATCTGGGTAGTCATCGCTATGAGATAGTCCAGTTAGTGTTGGAAGTAACGGTAACGGACTGTGCAGGAGTACCAGCAGCCGGGATGGTGATGGTAGCCGGGCTGATGGTGAGGTAGGCGTCGCCAGCGGCCTGGGTGATGGTGCAAGTGACGGCGGCGGACGATCCGCTGTTCGGAGTCACCGTCAACTGCGAGGTAAGCGAACTGATGCTCGTGTTCTCCGCGATGTTCGTGAAGGTGATGGAGAAGGCATATTGCTGGGCCGCGCCGGGGTCGCCCGTGATAGCCGTTCCATTGTTCGTGCTAACCGAGTTCGCCGTGTAAGACGAAGGCAGGGTCAAGCCGATGCCGTTCGTTCCCGTGAGGGCGAAGGTCAGTTTGGACGAGTTGGAAGTACCTGTGATGGTAAGGGTGCCGCCCGACTTTCCAACGGCGGCGGTAGTGTCATCGAAACTCACAAATTCCGTCTTACCAGATTGGATGATGGTCAAGGTCTTGCTCTCAACGCCGGATGCGGCGAAGGTCGCGGTGGTTTGTCTTGCCTCGCGCCCGGTGTGCGCCGATGCAGACCAGGAGACGGTATCGTTGCCGTTACCGCTCGTCTTGTTTGGGTTGGCCCATGATGCGTATGCCATAGTATTCTATCGTTTAATAGTTAATCAACATTCCAATGCGTATTGGAGTAAACATCGTTCTGCGCCGACCAATCGGGATACACCCAGATGATTTCCGGGTTGATTTCGAGGTATGGTGCGACAAGACCCGTATCGCAAATCAATGCAAACCGACAAGTCATCCCGCCCTTTCTCTCCATGCTTGCGCATATACCGCCAATCCTTGTGGCCGTAGCGTCAATACCGCCAATACGGGAAGCCGAGCAGGAAATCCCTCCCACTCGTTCCGCGCTTGCGGTCATGCCACCGAGCCTTGTGTATGTGACGGTCAAGCAACCCATAGCCCTACACTCTCTTTACATTTACCAAGTCCATCGCATATACCTCCGTCCTCAATCCGTCCGGGAAGTCCGTGTCGGGGACATAGGCGGTAACAACCGCTTGTATCATCCCGCTACCGAACTCGGCGGAGTCAAAACACACATAGAAATTATCCTCCGCGTCCCGTGCAAGGTCGGCCTTCTCAAAGACCTTTTGCTTCGAGCCGCGCTTGATGGTTACGGTGAAGTCGTCGTCCACCATCGAGAAACCGCTCGCGGTGATGTCAACGACGAACTTTAATTCGGTTCCAATATATGCTTGTCCTTCCATAGTCTTTACGAGGTTTCAAGGATTAAGTACAAGGTATCGCTCTCTTTCGTAGTAATTGCATCGTAAGCCGCTTGGGACGAGCAATACACATACTTCGGATACTGCGTGTGGTCGTGGTTAAGGTCAATCGTAATCGTGTCCCCGTTGGTAAGTCCAATCACAATCGTCCCGTCCTGTTGTGTGGTCACGTCATCGAAGCCGACACCAGCTTCGCCGCCTTGCACTACGATGTTTCCAGAGCCGAGTATGCTTTCGTTGTTAATGGTCTTTATGTTCGTACCGGAAACAAGCGTCGCCTGCTTTCCGGCAAGACCGGATTCAAGTTGCGGAACTTTTGCAAGTCTCGCATCTATCTCCGCTCCGGTAAATTGTGATTGGTAATCTGCCATATCTATTCTTCGTTAAGTATTATCGTTTCGTTCTCTCTCGTTTTCACCAGCCTCCCTTCCGCATCATAGAGCCTCGGCTTCATGGACGGGACATCGCAGACCTTGGAGAACCAGGCATCCATCCCACCCTTTTTCTCGAAGGTTGCCTCCATCCCGCTTACGCGCTCGAATGTGACGGTAAGGCATCCCATCGTCAGACCCTCCTGATTTAGTGAGTTCAACCTTGAACACCTCCGTCCGGAATCCGTCCGGGAAGTCTGCGTCGGGGACATAAGCCTTCGCGATGGCGACCACATCGCCCGTGCCGAGGTCGGTGGTGTCGAAGCACAAGTAGTAATTCCCGTTACGGAGAACGAGGTCGTCCTTTGCGAAGGTCAGTTCGTTCGACCCGCGCTTGAGGATAATCTCGAACTGGTCGTCGGCCATCGAGAATCCCGGTGAGGAGAGGGTGACGAGGTACTTCGCCTCTGAGCCTATGTATTCGAAGTCTCCGGTCATAGCACGATTCCGTTATCTTGTAGGAACGCAACTTGTTCCAGCGTGATGTCATCGCAAACGCGGTCCAGCGCATCGAAAGGCACGGCGGTAAGGGCGACTTCCACTTCCTTTCCGAAAAGGTCTTGGATGGCCCGTTCCGCATCGCTCTTTGCCTTGATGTACCCCTCGTGCCCGATGACCGGCTGGTTTGCATTGATGAGCCGTTCAACGATGAAGAACTCCTCCTTCCAGTCCTCCTGGAACTTGCGGACGATTTCATCCTTGTCCTCCTGGGCTGGCTTGAGAACTTTCCGCAGGTCCAGGTAGTCCTGCATCAGAGCGGACTTCGCGGCCTTGTCCTCCATTCTGTTTATCTTGACCCCGGCGAGGATTCCGGCGATCTGGTTGATGACGTAGAGTTTGAGTTTCATTTCACTTAACTGTTAGGTGGTGCGGGAAGTTCGGTTATTTCGCCCGCGTAAATCGTGTCATTGTACGTTATGCCGTTAAGAGTCGCGGCGACATAGGCGTTGAAGTCACCGTTCCGGATTTCGTTGTAAGTCTGCGCCGTCGGTGTCGCGGTTGCGGTCACAAGAACGGAAGAATCGGAGGACGGGACAACCACGGAGGATTGTACCGACCAAGTAAGGGATGTCGTATCGTTTACGGAGATTCCCGTAAAGTTCGCGCTTCCAAGCGTCCCCTTTGAGAACCGTATCGTCAGTGACAAGAGTGTGGGTGTCATGCTCTGTGCGGAAATCACACCGCTCTCAATGCTGACGGACGGGCTCACTCCGGACGTGACAACCGCCTTCCCCATCGTCCCGGACGGCCCGAGTTTGAGCGCATCCGGAAGGACGAGGTAGTAGTTATCTTCTATCCCTTGTGGTCCGTTATGCCAAGCCGTATCGTAGTAGCAGTATTTCGCATTGAGCGTCGTAGCGGATGGATCATACACGGGGACGGACTTTGAGCAGATGACCGGATAGGCGTACCAGGTCCCGGCCTCAAGGAAGGTGAAGTCCAAAGAGTTCAACCCTTGCGCGATGTCGTTCGCGCCCGTAATGAGGAAATAGCGGTTATCTCCCTGCTTTCGGACGATGATTCCGTAATAGAACCCACCGGAAAGGAAACTCACACCGAAATCTGTCAGTCCAAGACTCCCGTCGGTGGCGGTACTCGTCGCCACGAGCGAAAAGGTAACGGTATCCCCGACCGCGTAGCCGCCCTGCCCGGCAAATGAACGAACCGGGCAGAGCGCGTTGTGGTTGTAACCGTTGAAATCAAGGATGCGGAACCACTCACCGCTCGCAAAGCCGCGAGGCTTCAGATATTCCCACAGCGACGCATGAACAGCCGGGGAGTCGTACTTTTCCACGACAGACGCGATGTCCCCGTCAATGATTATCCCGTCGGTTGGGTTTACAAGAGCCGCAAACCCGTGGACGGTTCCGCCGTTCTCGTGTCCTGCGTCGGCGATATTGAATCCAGGATTCGAGTCGCGGAGAGGCTTGGCCTTCGACCACTTGTTGATGCGGTTCACTGGGCGGGTAAGGTACACAGGCTTAAGTGTCACCGGGTCTATGTGGTCAAGATACCACTCCTGGTCTGAGCAGAGCAGGCCGAGGTCGCCCACGCTCCTGCCGAGTACTTGCTGGAGGTCGGCTATCTCAACACCCTTGTTCGGGGTGGTGGAAGTGTCTATGTATATTCTTCCGTTATTGTCGTGTGCCATAGTTACTCCTCCAACGGTTTCTTTTCAAACGCGGAAACAGCCCCCGTCGCAAACATGTTCCCGTTAACCCACAAGGTCTTTTTCTCCACATCGTAGGACACTCCGGGAAGACCGTCGTACACTTGCGTACAATCTTCCTTCTCCAAATCCTCCACGGCTTGCTTGAGCCCGGCGATGTCGTTGTTAATGTCCTTCTCGAACTCCCCGAACTCTCCGAACAAGGCGGAGATACGGAAGATGAGGATAGTCCCCACCGCGATTGCGACGAGGGAAAGGACGAGGGCGATGATTGCAATTACTAACATAGTCTTATGAGTTTTGTTGGACCCCTCCGGCGGCTACAAAGCCGTCCGCGTAGAGGCCGTAGGTTTCTGTATCGGTAGAGTCCTTCTTCGTGATGTGAAGGGCCTTATTCGTGGCATCGTACTCAATCCGCAGGGGGCCGATGTCGATGTGGGATGTAGATGCGAGGGCGAGATCGCCGGAGAGGTCTGCATCCACGGAGTACACGCTACTCCATCTGTGGTCGCTTCTGCCAAGAGGAACGCCGCCGCCCTGCTTGAAAAAGCCGCTCCCGGAGTAGAACATATAGTTCGCCGCGTTCGCAAGAGATAGCTGTAAATAGCCATCTCCAAAAGCGATGTTCCCCCTTACCGCCTTTGTCTCGCCGTCCCGGAACTGGAAGAAGGAGGTGTAGATATTTCTAATGAAAGCCGCGTTAAACCGATAATCGTTACTTCCAAGCGAGTTAGCATCATCGGCGGACGGAAGGATATTCGCCCCGGACATCGTGATTCCTCCGGAGAATGTCTTTGCCCCGGAAATAGTCTGCGCCGTGTCAAGCGTCACATAGTTGGCGAGCGACGGCTTGTTCAGAATGGCTGCGAGGCCGGATGTTGCGTTCCAGTCTGCCTGCACGTTTGATACCTTTGCATTCCAGTCCGAAATCTGCGTGTCCGTCACAAGCCGGTGCCCCGCGTCGCCACCAAGCTGCGAGAGCGAGGTAGGGATAAGCGCGTCCGTCTGGGCCTTCGTGTAGAAACTCGCGGAGGTGTCATCCACGGTGATCTCCGAGTAGTTCTCCCCGTTCGTGAGGACTACTGACGAGATGGTCGGTGTCTCGTCGCCGGAGATTCCGAGCGCTTGTTTCAGTGCAGCCGTCGTGATGCTTCCACCGATATTGACGGAGATCCCGGCGATTGACAGACCCTTTCCTGTTACCCAAGTGTTTATGTCTGAAACCTTCGCTGTTGTTATGCTTGGAATCTTCGCAGCGGTCAGGGTGGGAATATGGGCGATGTTAATTTCGACATTTGGCTTGTCCGTGTTGTTCGTCAGAGACTGCCATACGCGGTCAAGGTCAACGCCCCCTCCTCCGCCGGAGTCCGAGCCGACACCGCCAGCCGCCATCCAGCCGTCTGCATAGACATTCCCGTAGAAATGCCATGCACCGAGATCCGCATCCCAGGCGAACATGGAAGCAGAATCCGAGGATGCCTTTACGGAAGAAATCCCAGTAAGGTCTTGCGCTCTTGAAGAGGATTGGATTTGGCTCGTCCCGACATAGAAGTCCCTGTCCTCGCTCAAGTCAACCCCGTTTATCTTGCGGGAAGAAGGAACATAAGAGGTCGTGTCTAAAGACCATGTATTGTCACCGGTCTTTTTCAGCAGACCGCTTGATCCGGTAAGGGCCTCGATCGCCTTCAAGTCATCTGCCCCAGAAATTTCTGAGAGCGAGTATGACGGCTTCGTGTCCGCTTTCGCCCAATC